AACGCTTTTTACTTCGGTAATTTTCGCCTTCGGGTTCATTGGCTCGTCAACTATTGATCCCTCCCAAAACTCAGCCTTTTTAATTACCCTTACCCCACCGTCATCTTGCCAATCATACGCAGTGTAGCCTATTGAGAAATCGGAAAGAACGCCTTGCTTAACGAGTGCGTAGACTTCGCGCCCGGCCTGTAGCGCCAGATTAATTTCAGCTTCCCCATACAAGCCTCGCACGTCTTCACGCACCGTATCGATTGGAAAACCACCAATAACCTTCCAGTGGCCGTCTTTTAAGCGCGCAGGGCGATTTTCCGACTTATGGCGAGCAATGGATTCGGCAAACGCGCCCGGCAAAAATCGATCATCGCCCCGATCAACGTCCCAAGTGGCAATATAGCCTTTTACAATGCCGTATTGTGTGCCATTGCGCTCAAGCTCTTTTGTCTCGGTAACCTTGCCGCTAAAGTATTTTAACTCGACTGCCATGCTAATCACCTAAACTAAATAATAATTGCTCGCCGGGTTCAGTTTCCACGCGAGTTCTAAGCTCATTTTCGACCACGGTAACACGGTGGGCTAAAAAGGATTGCTCGTCTACAACCGAACTGCATCGACAATTTATCACGTTACCGATAGACGCACCCAGACTCATATCACCCGGATATTTTAACAGTTCTCCGCCGACATTGTAAGGCTCGGAAATGTCAACGACTTGTGAGTCCGCGTCGACATGCGCGTCCCGAACCGCTTCATCGCCTACCGTCACCCACTCTTTTTTAGCGCGCTCCGCGACGTCCTGCTTGTCTTTTCCGTGCTCGTTAAGCAGCACATCCGCCTCAATCTCTTTCGCCGCCTCGGCCGCATGTTGATTTTCGGTTGTTGCAATGGCGCCTAAGCGATCAGCTAATTTTTTGCGTAAAACGCTGCTAATTAACACCCCAACGCTATTTTGATCAACCTGACCCGCCGCGCGTAATGCCGCCATGGCATCCTCAAAAGTGTTCCGTACATTTTCCGCGTTAGTATTACCCAATATTTTTGCTTGGCCTTTTGCACGCGTCCTGTAGTAAATTGTAATCAAATCCTCAATTTTAATTTTCTCGTTGGCCGTCACGCCTATCTTAGTTTTTTTAACTTTTTCCTCTCGTTCGCCTATCATATTGGATAGCAAGCCGCTAAAAATTTTACCAACATTCATGTAATGTTCAAATAGTAAATTTTCTAAATCATCATTTAATGCTTCGGCGTTAAAAATATTACCTGTTACCAAATAATTGCGCAACACCGAGGAAACCAGCTTGCGATTGAAGGTTTTAACCTTATTAAACAATTTCTTTTCTAATTTTAATTTTTCTCGCAGCTCCTTGCGCGCTTGTTCTGCGATGCTCATTTAACCTTGTCCCGATTTAAACCAATATGATTATCTTCCGTGTACGTATCAGTGCCCAACGGTATCATGTTCGCCGGGATAAGCACATCATCGCCATTTGTAATAGGCTCGCGGCCAATCATCGTGCGCAGCTCGTTCGTTGATTCCAAATTCAATTCGCGTCTAAGCTTTAATTCTTCATTGCGACGAGTTTGTAACGCCGTGATCTGGTCCATATCGTAGGTTATAGCGTATTTTCTAATATCCAGATTAAAACGCGGTAAAAGGAAATCAGATAGGCCGCCAAAAATCCTATCAGCAAGCGGCAACACTGCATCATCATAAAGCGCTTCTTTTGCAGTTTTGTAATTGTTAAATGTTGCAGCGTCCGTCGACAATAGGGGTAATGGAAATTTATATTGCAGTGCTACGGCCTGCCGGGCTAACGTTTGCAAATTAACAAAATCCATATCCTTGTTATTTGTACCCAACTCTTGCACGCTCAACTTACCGCCGGAGGTAAAACCAATCGTACCTGCTTTTTCCGCGCCCGCGTATCTTTCCAAAATACGCGCCTTGTTGGCCGCAAACTCGTCAGGGCTTAAATCCGCGTCAAAATGGAAAACCAACGACATTCGCCCGCCGTTGTCCAGAATAGCTACGTTATGTTGGTTACCCTTAATATGTTGCTTAACTTCTTCGGCCACCGCTACCAAAAGCGATTGACCACGGAGCATTGAATTAAGCTCTACCAGATTCCCGCGCACATACCGAACACTACTATTTTTCCGCAAATACGCATATTCGCCCGTTAACGTTCGCCCTGTGACCGACCAACTTGCGACGATGCCCCCGTCACTCTCAACCGCCGTAGCGTTTTCCGGGCTTATCGGCTGTAATTCCAGGGGGGCGCGATTAACATTGCCAATGGCCGCAATCAGACTCTCGCCGGTAATCAAATAATGCTTAGCCAAACACTCTAAAAATAGGTCTTGCGAAAAATAAGGACTCGGATTTCGCAACAATTCCAAAATCGGATGATCGGAAACAATTTCTTGCCCCCTTTTTAAAACCGGGTTGATTGATGCGAAATGTTCGGCCACGTAGTTTATGGGTATGCTCACCGCCGATGATTTGGTATAGCACTCCATCGCCGAAGATGCTGAACCCGCGCCAAAATTGCCTAAGCGCAACAACGCCATAATCTCCGAAGGAAACTCAGTCACGCCCTTTATCTCGGCGGTTTTAATACTTTTACTTTTTGACGAAAAAGGCCACATTGGCTCTACCTATAAAAATACGCAAGAGTTGTCATTACCTGCCAGTTTTGCAAAAGCACCCCCGGCGGCGTCCACTTGATCTTTCTCAGCGGCGTTTGGAAACGCCTCGTGCTCGCCAATAAATGGCCTATTCCAGGTGCCGCGCACAAGCATGACATTACCCCCTTGCACTTGCGCCGCATACGCGTCAGATCGCGTTATTTTATCCCCTGTAACGCGATCAGCTGCCACCCTAAAGCCCGCGAGATTACGGATAGTTGCCTCGGCCGATTCTTTGCCACCCGAACCCGGCTCCTGCTCAACCCACACGCGCACATTGGGACCGTCGATCCTAGCCGTCTGCTTTATCCGCGTCTCGCGGTCTAACGCCGCCCACTGACCACGCACAACGTCTGCAACAACAAAACGACCATCCTTTAACTCGTGCATAAGCACCCCGGCAGTATGACATCCGCCATCCGCAGTCCCGGCTTTGTCCCAATATCGCACTGAGCGCTTGACATCGTCGGGCGGTGGCGGATGCTCTACTATAACAAATCTTTCAACTGGAAAAATATCGCCGCCAGCCACCATTGGATTTTGCTGATACAACGATTCCCAACTGGTGGCCGTCATGCGCACTTTTCGCGATAGCAAAAAATCCAGGCTTTTTATTTCCGGAAACAGTGCCTCGCCTTTTTTGCGATATCGCTCATCCTCTTCGGCAATGGCTGGATATCGTAAAACACGAATATGCGGGTCAGCCTCAATTAGCCGCCCGGCTAAGTCGTCAAGATGCCAGCGCGTTAAAATCATCAACGTCGCGGCATCCTCAGAATACCGCGTGCTAAAGTCATCATTAAACCAATCCCAGGTGCGGTCGCGTATGCGCTGCGATTGCGCCTCTTCGCGCCCTTTTATCGGGTCATCGATAATCCCTAAATCCAGGCTCTCACCCGTAATTGGCCCGCCGATCGTCGTGTTACGAAAATAACCGTCGTGCTCAACATACTCCAGCATTTCGCGATTTCTCAACGTCTGGCCGCTTACAGTTACGGCGTTAGATTGATTGATCGTTGTGCCAGGGAAAACCTTTTTGTATTTCGCACTGTCGTAATATCGCTGCAAGCGCAAATTAGCGCGTATTCCCAGACGCTCAGAATAGCTTGCAAAGATTTTTCTTAAATCAGGATTTTTACCCGCCACCCAAGATATGAAATCGATGATTTGCATGGACTTGCCATGCTGAGGTGGGGAGCATAGGATCAACGTAGGGCGCCAGCCGTCAACCAAATCGTTATAAAAGGTTTGCAGCTCTTCCGCAACCACACGTTGAAACCAGCCTATTTTCATTTTCGGATTCATGAATCGGCGATACGCCCAAAAGGACGCACGCGCTTCATAGACCATTTTTAATTCAAGTAGGTCTATGTCAGTTTTGGAGTATGTTTGTCGGCAGCCCACGTTCTTTTAATGCCTTTATGAGGTCTTCCTCCGACATTTCCCGTTGAGGGGACATTGAGCCATCGCTACTTTTTAAATCCAGGTCAACGCCTTCGCGCATTGCCAAATCACGTGCGATAAAATTGGAATTCAACAGCTCGGCAGCCGCGCACACGAATTTTTGCTCATGAATTACATCCTCCGCATATTGACACACCTGCGCAAAAGTAATCTTACCCTCGTCATCTTTTGAGGGGGCACGCTTCAAAATATTGCCGCGCGCGTGGTCCCACCGATCCATTTTTTTGTATTTATACCATGTATCCTTGTTTATCTGCACGTGACGCCACAATGCCGTGAGCGTCATAACGCGCACTTTTGGCAACCATACGATTTTAGCGTTACCAAGATGTTTTACAGTCTCCGCAACGTGCAGGGGGTTTTCCTCGTTCCATTTAAAATATTCTTTGCATGCTTTTAGAAAATCATCCGCATTTTCATAACTCGGATATGCGCCAAAGCTGCGTGAGTCCCACCACGCGACTCCTAAATAAGTTTTTTTTGCCTCGTTGACCATGCTGTCCAATTCTGCCCGCGTTACGCGCAGCGGGGCGTCTCCAAAATCGTCATCAAGCATTTAAGGCACCATTATCTTGTAAATCACACCAACGGCGGCGATGAGTGAAAATATTGTTGGTAAAACTTTATTTATCGTCGCTACTACGTTTTCCTGACGAACACTAAGCGTTATCATGCTTTTAGATGTTTTGTCAATCTCAATCCACATGCGCTCTTGCTCGTTTTCGACCCGCTCCATATTTTTATTGGAGTTATCCAACTTGACGCACAACGCGGATAACTCGTTACTTAATCGCTCAAGCGAGCTTAGTAACTTATCAAACTTACCATCGTTTTTCCGCTCCAACTCGACAATCTTATTTTCAATGCGTGCGCTTACGTCGTTTTGTACAGCCATACCTATCACCCCACGATACTGCATATAGAGTACCCATTTTGGCAAGCATAGTCAAATAGGGGTCTTATAGCGCAGTCCTTTGCGCAGCTATCCTAAAACATCGTATACCACGCACAGTTTTAGACTCGCTTATCAACTTTAGCAACAATGTCGCGCGCTAGTTTTCTAAAATGCGAGACTACCTTTTTTGCGCATGCTAACCCCTCATTAACGCGCGATACATGTTACAC